AAGGAAGTTAACTATTAACTAAGTTAACTATCCCCCCTCAACGATTAGTTAAGTTAACTATAAATTGTTACATTATTGCACATTATGATTGAGTCCATTATATTGGACAGTATCAGTTATCCACAATATTCACACTCAGAATGTGGATATCTTTTTCTTGCTTTTGGTACGTACTGGGTATATACTTAGGAGTGGGCAAATCTATGCACTGCCCAGGCATCTATATGCAACTACGGAGAATCTGCTGCCCTATCGGCAAAACGGGGAGAAAGGCTTTAACCATGGCAGAAACAAAAGTAACAGTCGGAAGATATATCAACGTTGAGTTTACGCTCCGCGTCCCGGATCTAAACGAAACTGACGGGCCATATCTCTTGGCAGAGGATCTCGGAGATATGATCTCCCGTGCGGTGCACGATCTGGAACCGGATGCAGAACAGGCCCAGGCGATCTTTGCAAATCTCAAACACAAGATGAACGAACTGCTTCTCTTTGCAGATAATGATTATCCGGAGGCAAAAAGATGATCGTAGATGATATCCTCCGCGACTGCACGCTGGTAGACGATCAGACGCGGATCACAATTCTGGATCATGGGCGCGTGCCGATTGCTTCCGGCAACTGGTTTCAAGATCATATCCTGTCCTATTCCGGATCTGAAGTTTTAGACTTCAATTATGATGGACTCAGGAACCGGATCCGGATCCGCACTCGGGAGGTTGATCCATGGTAACGATCAGAGATATTGTTTTCTCAGTTTTAAAACTCGCAGCGCTGGTCATCATACCGGCGCTGCTATATGCAATATTTTCGGAGGATAAAGAAGATGGCGAATTATAGAGTGAATCTCAAATATAATACCCAGCGCGACGCGGAAATCATCCAGAAACTGGAGGCGCAGGAAAACAAACAGGACTATATCCGGAAGCTAATACTTTCAGATATAGCCGCTTCCGCCCTGCTGGGCCTGCAGGATGATATAGAGCATGGAAGGACAATAGATCGGATCAATTATTGGGAGGAAAACTGCATGGCAGTTGGGGATCCGGATTTTGACTGCGCAGGAAGATGTCTTCATTATGATATGGAGTCCGGCAGATGCACGCTGGAAGACGAATGGAAGAAGGTGAAGCAGAATGGCAAGATTTAATTATAACATTCTAAACCCTCAGACTATCTCCGACCTGACACCCAGGGAGATGAAGCAGGCCTACAGTGAGCTTAGATCCATCGCCCGCAAGCGCGCGGATCGCCTGGAGGCACAGGGTTATGGCGCTGTTAGGTTTCCTCAGGTAAAACAAATCATGCATGAGGATCTGGCTGATCTGCTGGCAGAGCTTTCCTACTATCTCAGATCCGGGCAGTCTCAGCTGAAGATTGTAAGAGCAGAGAAAGAACAGGCAACGTTGGCAGAGCATGGTTATATTATTCAGGATGTTCGAGAATTTGGGCGCTTCATGGACGAAATGAGATACCGCTATCGAAACAGGAAGCTGCCGGACTCCGGCACGTTTGCAGATATTTACAAACAGGCGGAGCGCCGGAAGATGTCTGTAAACACTCTCGAGCGGGAATTTGGCAAATGGCTTGACGATGCAGAGGAAGCAGAAAAACTCCGGGATGCCCTGGAGGCAGCGCCTGCCCGGACAAAAGGCAGAGACCGGCTGACAGCCAAAACGCTGAAAAATCTATTATAGAAAGAAGGATTCCGGCATGATCTACCATTATCCTGATATCCCCGCGCAGGAAATACGTGATATGCCCTTAGAGAAGAAACCAAAAGGCAATCCGGGCCGGAAGAAGAGGCCAACATATTTGGCCTGCGTTTGTGCTTTTGATATTGAGACAACTTCAATTAAGAAGATAAAACAATCTTTCATGTATATCTGGCAATTCCAGATCGGGCCGCAAATAACGATCATCGGCAGAACGTGGATAGATTTTCTCGGACTCCTCGGTGATCTGGCCCGGATTCATCCGGATGTAAAATATATGACTTTTGTCCATAATCTGTCCTATGAATTTACTTTTCTTTCTGGTATCTGGAATTTTTCCCCGGAGGATGTATTTTGCACGGACCCGCGGCAGATCCTCCGGGCGGAAATGGGTCCACTTGAGCTTAGATGCAGCTATCGACTTACTAACATGAGCCTTTTGCAGTTTACCAGACAGATGAAAGTTAAACATTCCAAATTGTCCGGTGAAAGATTTGATTATGAAAAGATCAGATATCCCTGGACGCGGCTCTCAGATTATGAGCTGGCCTATTGCGTCAACGATGTTATTGGACTGGCAGAGGCAATCATTACCCAGATGGCGAACGATGGCGATACATTTTACACGCTGCCGCTGACTTCAACCGGCTATGTCCGGCGGGATATCAAAAAGGCCATGAAGACTTTTAACTGGACTACCATGCACCGGTTGATCCCGCCTTATTCTGTTCATAAGAAATTGAAAGAGGCATTCCGGGGCGGCAATACTCACGCTAACCGGCATATAGTCGGGCAGCTGCTGCATAATGTTAAATCCTATGATATGGCCTCTGCATATCCCAGTGCACAGATCAATAAAGAATTCCCTATGGGCCGGTGGTATGAAGTGGATCCGGAGAAAGTCACGGCGGAATATCTTCATGATCTGATTCACCGGCGGCATAAAGCCTTAATTGTCGAAGTTGCTTTTATGGATATCGGTCTGAAGGATCCGCGATGGCCTGTCCCATATTTAGCCGTTGACAAATGCAGACACATTCTCCCCGTGCTGGATGAATCCGGAGAGAATGTCTCCTATGATAACGGGCGGATCATGTCCGCGCGATATTTAGAGACGACGTTAACAGACGTTGATCTGAAAATCGTTTTGGACGAATACGACGCGGCAAAGATGGAGATCAAATATATTGCGTTCTCCACCTATGGAAAACTTCCGGCTCAGTACCGGGAAACAGTGCTGGACTATTATCATAAAAAAACTACACTCAAGGGGGTAAAATCTCAGGAATGGCTGTACCAGAAAAGTAAGGGTAAACTCAATGCGATCTACGGATGCTCGGTTCAGGATCCGTTACAGATCAGCTATGATTACCTGGCAGATCTTCAGCCTGTACCCTATCAGATCAAAGAAGAGGATCCGGAGGAAGTATATAATAAGTATACAAAATTTGCATCACAGTCTTATGCATGGGGCGTCTGGACAACTGCCTATTGCCGCCAGCGGCTGGAGGCCGCTATCCGGCTGATCTATGATGAAGGACAAAAGCAGAAACAGCGCGGTGAGGCTATCAAAACGATATTCTGTTATTGTGATACTGACAGCGTTAAATTTATAGGCCCGTGCGATTTTGAGCAGCTGAATCAGGAGTACAGAGAAGAATCCAAAAAGAATAATGGCTATGCGGTGGATCCAAAAGGAAAGGAACACTATCTCGGAGTATATGAATATGAGGGAGAAGCTGCCGACTGGATCTCATGGGGCGCGAAAAAATACGTTTATCGGATAGATTCCGATCTTCAGACAGTTGCCGGGGCCGGGGATATCTGGCATATAACCATAGCCGGAGTATCAAAAACGGAAGGCGCGCGGGAGCTGGAGCGATGTGGCGGCGTGGAGGCGCTTTTGGCAAAAGAAGATGGAAAGCCCTATTTTGTATTTAAAGACTCAGGAGGCACGGAGGCGATATACAATGATTTCCCGGAGATTACAGAATATACTGTAAAGGGAAAGAAAATTCCCATCACCAGAAATCTGTATCTTGAGAAGCACCCCTATACTCTGTCAATTACTGATTCCTTCTTAGATATTATCTATCATCCGGATCTTTGGAGAGATATTCTTGACGCAGAGCCGGCAGTGTGATAATATGATTGCAGGCGGCGCCGGGCCTGCTATCAGACAAACCAAAACAAACTAAAGAAAAGAGGCATTTCAAATGGCTATTGCTAATTACAACAAAGGTAATGTTTTCAATTTTAATACTGATGGTCTGCAGTTTGCAGAGCTGGAGGATCTCTACAACTCCGATGAAAATCACGTCTATGTAATTAAGGGATTCTTCATCAATACCAAATCTAAATTCGGGCCGCGTCCGGTGGTGGTGACTCCTGATTTTATGGCAGATCTCCCGCAGCATATGCTGGAGACAGTCAATCAGATCATCGCGGATCCGGATACCGTCGAACAGATCAATAACGGAAAAGCAGGCTTCAAGATCCGTTCCTACATTTCCAAAAACTATAACAAGGAATGCTTTACAGTTTCCTTTGTAAATCTTTAATATAGTGTTCGTTCTCTCCTTTCGGAAGATTTTTAATACCCAGAAGAACCCAGGCACCCGGCGCGCCTGGGCTTTTCTGTTTAATAGGAGGTTATAATGAAATATCCAAAATTATTTTTAGATTCCGGATATATCAATATGGCGGATATCATAGAGATGCCGCTGCCGTTCATTTTTGTTACCGGGGCCCGGAGAACGGGGAAAACTTTCGGATCTATCAAATATACGATAGAAAATAATATTCCCTACATTTATATGAGGCGTTCCGGCAATGAGCTTGACGCCTGCGCACTGGAGGAATTTTCTCCATATAAAGATATCAATGCCAAACTGGGAACAGATATACACGGGCAGAAACTCGGTAAAAATGCCATGGGATTTTATGATATGAAAGACGGGCAGAAAGTGCTGCACGCTCCGGGGCTGGCCCTGTCCACGCTGCACAATCTTCGAGGCATCAGCGGCGATCCATATCGGTTGATAATCTATGATGAATTTATACCGGAGAAGACAGCCAGACCGATCAAAGCGGAATTTGACGCGTGGAGCAATGCCTATGAAACGCTGAACAGTAACAGGGAGCTTGAAGGACGGGAGCCTATCAAAATGGTAATGCTGGCAAACTCAAACATGGCGGCAAATCCTCTGTTTATGGGCCTCGGTTTAGTGCGGCAGCTGGAGAGGATGAAGCGAGGCGGCGTCATATTCTGGGCAGATGAACAGCGCGGAATCCTGATTGTCAATGTTGAAGGATCTCCGATCTCGGAAAAGAAGAAAAATACTGCGCTGGGAAGACTCACTGCTGGCACTGATTTTGCACGGATGGCGTATGATAATGATTTTGCTTTTGATGATTTTTCCGGCATCGGCTCCCGGAGCCTGAAGGAATTTAAACCGATCAAATCAGTTGGGGAGATCTGCATATATAAACATAAGTCACGGAAGGAATATTATGTATCTGAGCATATAGCCGGAGCTCCGGAGCGATATGGAAATTCTGACCGGGAGATCGAGGCATTTTCGCGCGGGGCCGGCGCTCTGAGAGATGCATATTTAGCGGGCTGCATCACTTTTGAGAACTACTTGACAAAAGTCCTATTTGTTAAGTATACTAATTATTGAAAAAGTAGGTTTAGCCCGTTAGCGGGGCGCGCCGTAGGATCAGGGCCCGGAAGGCCTGCGCGTGAGGGTGATGTCTCCGGACACCTGCTTTTTCTTATTTTACCGGGCGGAGGGAGGTATAACAAATGGAGGCAATGGACACAATTCAGTTGCTGGGGCAACTGATCGGATCGCTGGGATTCCCTATTGTTATGAGTATACTGTTATTCCGGCATCTGGAGAAAGAACAGGATTCCCACAAAGAGGAAGTGAGCAGCCTTAAAGACGCAATCAATGATCTTCGAATCACGCTGGCGGGGATCCGGTCATACATCGGCGGCGGAGGTAATGAGAATGCCTGAATTACATTATGGTATTGATATCTCAGAATGGCAGGAAGGTTTAGAGATCGCGGCGGAGGGTCCGGAATTTGTAATCATCAGATATGCAGACGGCGACTATCATGATATATGCTGCAATGATTTTATTTCCCAGTGCGTAAGAAATAATATCCCCTACGGGCTTTATTACTTCCTGCGGGCTAAGGATGAGGCTGGAGCGAGAGACGAGGCCGCAGATATACTTACGTATATCTATACCCTGGAAAATCCGCCCACTATGGGAATTTGGGCAGATGTTGAGGATCTCGAACACTGGGGACACGCTTCTAATGCCGTGGAACCGGCGGCGGCTTTTCTGTCTGAGATAGAAAAAGCCGGATATTATGCTGGCTGCTATTGTAATTATTCATTCTATAATGAATTATATCCGGCACTGGAGAAATACGACTGTTGGATTGCAGACTGGGGCGGCATTGATTATGATGCTCCCGGAACTATGCAGCAGTACGGCACCAGCGGCGGCACGCTTGACAGGGATGTCTCTTTTGTCCCGCTGTCAACTTATGATCTGAAGTCCGGCGGCGCAGCTGCTCCCGGAAATATGGAAGTGAAAAAAGAGACTTCCAAATTGATTAAGGAAATCAAAGACAAACTAACAAAACTGGAGGAACTACTAAAATGAAACCAGAGGAAATTTTAACTCTCATCGGCGCCGGATATACAAAGGCAGAGATTCAGGCAATGGAACAGTCCGCACCGGATCCGGAACCGATCGCACCGGCTCAGGAACAGCCCGCACCGGATCCGGAACCGGATCAGGAACAGCCCGCACCGGAACCGGAACAGCCCGCACTGAAAAATAACAGTACGGACGAGATCGCAAAATATATCACGGCCCTGACAGCTCAGGTATCAAGCCTGACGAAACAGATTCAGAGATCTAATCTTTTAAACGCCCAGCAGCCGCCCGCACCGGATGCAGACAGCGCGGAAAAGATTTTAGCATCTATTATCACACCTAAACATTGATTAAATGGAGGTAAATCAAATGGCAGTTAATACTCTTTCTTTTGAACAGATCGCAACTGTAATGAATCAGCTGTATAAAATGGTTACAGGCCAGCAGGCCCAGGCCATGGTGACTACTTCTGATTTTGTTACTGTTGCGCAGAAAACTCTTCTGAATGGTTATGATCCAGTTCTGGGCGCTATCTCTCAGATTGTCGGTCGTACTATTTTCGGCTCTGACCGTCCCTATGTCGGCAAGCTGGCAGGCCTGCAGAGATCTGAACAGGAATATGGTTATATCACCCGGAAACTTTCCATCTCTGACAAGGATTTCTCAAATTCTGAAGCATTCACTTTGACCGACGGGCAGTCCGTGGATATGTATAAGGTGAATAAGCCCAACGTTCTGCAGATGAACTTCTACGGACAGACGATCATTGACAAGGATATTACCATTTTCCGCACTCAGCTGAAAAACGCTTTCCGTTCTCCGGATGAGCTGGGCAGCTTCATTTCCATGGTGATGCAGAATGCAAACGATATGATCGAACAGAAAGCCGAGACTCTGCGCCGCATGACTCTCGCTAATCTGGTGGGTGGAAAGATCGCCGCAAATAATGGTGTTATCCATGTCCTGACCGAGTATAATACTGAGACCGGACTTTCTCTCACTGCTACCAGTGTGAAGGAACCGGCAAACTGGGGCGAATTCGTGAAATGGCTTCATGCAAAGATGGCGGATGTCTCCCGGATGTTTACCGAGAGGACCGGCCTCTACCAGATTCAGGTTACCGGAAATTATGTGTCTCATCATACGCCCGTGGAGGATCAGAGAATTTTCATGCTCAGTCCCTATATCAACGCGATTAAATCCCGCGTGCTCTCCGGGACTTACAATGATGATTTTCTGAAATTCGCCTATACTGAAGAGGTTTCCTTCTGGCAGAGCCCGGACAATATCGACGCGATCAATGTTACTCCCGTATATCTGGCAGCTAACGGATCTCTGACGACTGCAGAAAACGCAGTCAATCAGCAGAATATCATTGCCGTTATGATGGACAGAGACGCAGCCGGCCTTACTATGATGGATGAGGAAACCAGCCAGACTCCTTACAATACCAAGGGCAAATACTGGAATATCAATTTCAGCTCTATCGCCAGGTACTGGAATGACTTTATGGAGAAGTGCGCAGTATTTGTACTTGATTAAAGATCAGGAAGGAATGAGGATCCATGATTGTTAGATTTTATAATCTTTCTAAAAGATCAAACTCAACCAAACAGCCAACGGGAACGGGCTCAGAATATGATTGTATTCTGAAGTCCGCTTCCGGGATCCTCCGGCCCGTCATAGAGCTGCAGCTGCCCATCACTCAGGCCCCAGCATGGAATTATGCCTACATTCCGGATTATAACCGGTATTACTGGATTACAGACTGCGTATATTCCGGGAGACTCTGGGAAATCTCATTATCAGTTGATCCGCTGGCATCTTTTAAAACCGATATCGGCGGATCAACTTTATATGTATTAAGATCCAGTGCAGAGAAAGACGGCGCTATAACGGATATGATGTATCCGCTAAAGGAAACCTATACAGCTGAAGCCGGTGAGATTCTTTCCACTCCGTGGTGGACTCTGGCGCCTGGTGTAACGTCCGGATTTTTTGTCGTCGGCATTATGGGCCGGATCACGGACGCAACTCAGGCCGGTGGCATCACATATCTGGTGATGGGCCCCTATCAGTTTAAGGAATTTACTGAGAAATTATTTGCGGATGATCTATCCTATTATACCGGCACAGATCCGCTGGGCATCGGCGAAAGCCTTGCCAAAATGATTTTCAATCCGGCGGAATACATCAATTCAGTAACATGGATCCCGGGAGAGCCGGGCGGCGTGACGATTGCCGCCAACGGCTGGCACGTTGGCTGGTGGAGCTACGATCAGGCCGTCAAAACATTATCTCCCGCCTCCCGGCTGACTTATTCCGCAACTCTCAGCTTCTCAGATCATCCGGCGGCATCCGCTCGCGGCGTATACATGAACTCAGCACCGTTTACGCAGCGCTGGGTATTCCTGCCCCGTGTTGGATATGTCACACTGGATACTAACTATCTGGCGGATAAATCAGGAATCGTTGTCAATCTGGAGGTGGATCCCATCACCGGCGCGGGAGTATATACGATCTCACCGCAGGGCGGCGGCGCACCTCTGGAGCGCATCGGATGCCAGATCGGCGTCCCGGTGCAGCTGGCGCAGACGGGAATCTCATTCACTGAGGCGTGGAGCGCTATAGAATCATCTGTTGGGGCTGGAATGTCTGCAGCATTATCTGCCGTTCCGTCTTCCGGATCCGTGGCCTCTTTGGATGCTGCCATAGGTTCAGTATCTTCCGTGCTGGCTCCGCATATTACAAAGATCGGAGCCCAGGGTGGATATCTGGGACTGGTGGGCGCAGGATCTCCGATTATGCTGTCTGTCTTCCGTGATGTTGCGGAGGCGGATAATACGGAAAACGGCTCTCCGCTATGTAAAAACAGGCAGATATCAACGCTGGGCGGATATATCAAAGTGATGCATGGTGATGTTACTGCATCCGGGGCCACGGCCTCAGAGCTGGATCAGATCCGGAGTGAGATCGAATCTGGATTTTATTACGAATAGAGGGGAGGTGGGGCCATGGCTGACAATTTTGTTCCGCGTCTGACAATGGGAAATATTTATAATAGTCTGTTCTATACAACTTGGAACGCATATTATCCCAGATACCGGATGCCGAATTGCACGGCCTATTGTTAGCTTTGGACGCTTCAATGAGCTGGCGCAGGTAACGTCTCTTAACTCTCGCTGGCCCACGGGCAACGGGTGCGACTGGTTTATACAGGCTCCCGGGAAAGGACTTCAGACTGGACAGATCCCCGCGCTGGGTGCGGCAGCGTGCTGGTGGTATGTCGATTCTGAGGGAGATCCCTCCGGCCATGTTGCCATAGTGGAGCAGATCAATTATGACTCAAATAATAATCCGGTCAGCTTTGTTACTTCTAACAGCGCATGGTATCGAGAGGATCCGGACGACGATTATTCCGGCATCGGTGATGTTCACGAGGGCTTTCCCTATTTTTATTTGAGGACAATCTCAATGTCTAATCTGGATTATGTCCCGCAGCATCCAGAGGCGTATTTCCAAGGCTTTGTTTATCATCCGCAAATTGTCCCTCCCTCCCCCGTTTATGATCTTCCGGTATTCCTGGCCCTGATCCTGAAGATACTGAAGCGGCGGAAAAGAGGAGCAGTTTACAGATAGGAGGTGACTATATGGGTGCTTATGGCGCGCCATTTACATACGATCAGATCAACGGCTATCAGTCAAGCTATCAGCCTAATACGATCCACGTGACAGAGACAGCGCTCTCCGGACTTTTCCAGCGCTATCTAATCCAGAAAGTAATAGGAAGATATAAAATTGACAACATGCCGGAAAACTGGTCGGAAACTTATTTTTATTATACTCTGTTCGTCTTCGGCTATATTGCAGTAATTGAGACGGATTTATACGGTATCATCCCGCAGCACTGTGGATTATATGGCTATGATGTCCAATATCAGCCCACGCACGCCACGATTGCAAATCCGCTGATATCTCAGGCGCTCCGGCCCCGGATCGGGCAGGAATGTTCTATTATCAAAATGCAGCCGGATTATGGCGGATGCTGGGATCTGGTGGAGTATTACGCGGATCTGATGGCGCTGGCGTCCGAAACAGCCGCAACTGATCTGATAAACTCTAAACTGGCTTATGTGTTTGTATCAAAGAATCAGGCCATGGCAGCCAGCTTCAAGAAATTATACGATCAGATTGCATCCGGCAATCCTGCAGCATTCGCAGACCGGAATCTGTTTGATGATGAAGGGAATCCCCTCTGGGTCAACTTCTCTCAGAATCTGAAGCAGAATTATATTTTCGGTGATATTATGGAGGATCTTATCAAACTGGAGACCCGGTTTGATTCTGAAATAGGCCTCAATAATGTTAATATATCTAAGGCCTCCGGTGTATCAGATGCTGAAGTATTCGCCAACAATGAGCAAGTGGAAAACCGGGCAGCGCTATGGCTGCGAACGATTCAAAAGGGATGCGAACAGACAAACAAATTATTCGGGCTCAATCTGCAGGCCAGATTTGCAGATTCACCGGAGAAGGGAGCTGTAAAGAATGATTCTATCAATTCTATCTCTGTATGAATATAATCCGGATCTGTTCGATCAGCTGCAGCTTCCAACCGGTATGGACAGAACTCTGCAGATTGAAACAATCTGCGCAGAGCTGGCGGAGCTGGATGTTTTATATTCGGATCCTGATATGCTGAAAAAGCTAATCGGCATCTGGAGCGCCCGGCAGCTGGACAGCTGGGAAAAGCTGTTTGCAACTACTCAGTTTGAATATGATCCCATTGCTAATGTTGACGGAACCACCACCACGCAGAGAACCTATGGTAAAATCAATACCCGGAGGCCGGATCTGACTCATCAGCGGACAGTGAATCTGACTGATACTGACACCCCGGGCCGGACAGTCACCGAGGCCGTGAAGGGATATAATTCTGATACGTGGGCTGATTCCAGAAAGAATACGGAAAGCGGAACAGGATCTATTGCTCATTCCGGCACTGATACCTACAAAGACACCGGGACAGATGTCTCTCAGGACTCCGGAACCGATACCGAGACAGTGACCAGAAAGGGAAACATCGGTGTAACAACTACTCAGGCAATGATTCGGGAGGAACGGGATATAGATAATTTTGATATGTATCTATATATCTGCGACGCTTTCAAGAATCAGTTTTGTCTGCAGGTTTATTGATAGGAGGATAACATGGGCGTTTTTAATTTATTCCCGTTTACTAACTTTGAGGAGAAAAATCTGGACTGGATTATTAAGAAAATAAAAGAGATTCAGAATTTTCTTGATAACGATCTTCGGGATATCGTTGGAGAATATGTTAGAGAATTTACAATCTCTGCGACTTATGACGAAGCGAACGAGCGATTAACTTTTACATGGGAGGAACCAGATAATAATGAGTAATGTAAAAGAATTAGGCGTTTCTTCCGCCGTTTATAATATCAAAGATCAGACCGCACGGAACCAGATCGCGGCCCAGGGCGTGACTATTGCTAATCAGCAGACGCAGATCAATGGTGCTATGTCCACGGCGAATCAGGCAAACCAGACGGCCTCTAATCTCTCCGGAGCCGTGACAGCAAATGCAACAGCCATTGCGCAGCTGCAAGGATCCGCACGAAAGTATATTATGATCGGAGACAGCTACGGAGATGGATACAGCCCGGACGGATCAACCACCGGTTGGTGCGACCGCGTTGCCTCTTATCTGGGTCTGACTTCCGGCGTTAATTACTGGGCTAATCATGCCGGTGGCGCTGGCTTCGGAAGATCCGACAGCCTGAGCTTTGCCGCTCTGCTCGATGCATTAACTGTTCCGACGGATCAGCAGTCAGCAATAACTGATATTGTGATCGGAGGCGGATATAATGATTATACATGGAGTATAGAGAATATCAACGCAGGCATTGATAGAGTCAAAACTGTTGTGAATACTAAATATCCAAATGCTAATGTTTGGGTATTCGCCATGGGATGGACTAATTCCTGCCAGAACCGGCGCGCTCTCTGCTATAGATATGACGAGGCATATATGCGCAGCTGCAACGCTAATGGATGGAAGTATAGAGAGATTTATCCGCAGCTACAGTATAAATATTACTTCTCTTCAGACTATATTCATCCGAATGCTTCCGGATTATATCTGTTAGCAAACTGCATTGCGGGAGCTCTGAACGGAAGTGATATTGCAGATATCACGCATGTGATTAGTTTGGAGATCTCCGGGACTTCTGTAGGTAATGCCTGCCGCGTCGGTAAATATATTCACGTTAGATTATGGGGAAGCTCACTCCAGACAAATGTGATTCAGGCTGGTGGACTCTCTAATACCGGACAGAGTATCACCTCTCCCTATATTATGGGCGGCACTGCCGCAGCAGAGGATACCGTTTCAATCCCCGCAGTCCTCCAGATGTCTGATGGTAAATTCTTCAATACCACGTTGACAGTATCTTTCAGAACGCAATCTGATGGCAGCGTGCTGATCTATGCGCAGCACAACTGCGTAAATGCGGATCACTCCGCGTATCTGGGGAGCAATGTCGCTGCGATTCAGTTACGAGGATGTTCTTTCGATATTCCGATCTGTGACGCGTAAAAATTTTCTCCTGGGCATGAGAATAAAAGGCCTTATTTTATTGTCCAAATAATGGACTTAATTATTTGTGTAATAATGTAATGATTGATA